GTCTCGGTAGGGAACACCCGATCTCATCCAACGAACCATCTCCATGTAATTTGAAAAGTTCTCGTTGATGATGAATCTCAAGGATATGTCCGATGGCGATCTTCCACCCGGAAACTTAATGTCATTTGCTGCAAACATATGATTAAGTACAAGGGGTGTGTAAGAAAGACTTGGTGTACTTACTGCCGTACAAAAATATGTGACATTTGGAACCTTCTCGCACACAAATCTGAAGTTTGTGCTTGAGGCAAGATTCATATTGCTTGGGTTGTTCCCCAAGGCACCATAGTTTTCTAATTCAGGAATCCAATTTTTGACATCAGGTGTTGTCATCACGGATCCTTTATGTCATATGATGTGAATTGAAATGTTGCATCACATGTTATGAATGGTGCATCTGCAACAGCAGAGTTCATTGGCAAATTGCTCAAACCTGTTATCATCAACCCATCGAACAATACACGGGCTACAGGATACTTTTTGTTGTTGAGAATAAGCAACTGACCCGAATCTGCTATTAGATTCATCATTCTAGCCTGCGACCCATCCTTGAAGAATCCATAGTAGTTCAAAGACTTTGTAAACCAGTCAGACATCTGAAACCAATTGCTGAAGTCTTCATTGACGACAAACTTCACAGAGAGTTCACCATGATCAATTTTATTGCCGAAGAATTTTAAGGCAACCGAAAATGGGACAGGAACTTTAATGGGATCCATCGTCAAAGACGGAAATGAAACTTCTGTGCAGAAAAATATGCCGTTGCGAACCTTTGGAATCATCAACCGATAATTGGTCGCAAATGCAGGATTTGTATTGATGGGCTGACGGTTGAGACTGCCCGAAACAATGTCATCAGGAATCTTTGGTACGGTCATTACTTTTATTTAGGAAAAAGAAAGAGGGCTGTGGAGATTTCTCCCCACAGCCCCCGAATTTACTATCTTCAGATAGAGCGATCTATCAGAAGAGGTTGGTGACCTTCACGATGCGGTAGTAGATGTTCTTACGAGTCGCATCTGCGCTGTAAGGATCCGAAACCGATTGGTTGTTAGCCTTGATCGTTGCAAACGGATTGTTGACAAGACCGTAACGAGTCTTGAAGCCGATCTTTGGCTGGAAGGAGTTCTCACCAACAGCACGAACCATCTGTAGCGGAACATATGGGCAGTAGAACATACCAGCGTCATATGCGCTCGATCCCTTATAACCCGCCATGAAGAAGTCATGGGTGGTTGTCATGGACGAATAGGGATCGATGTAGACCCGCAACTTGCCGTTGAGGACACCTGCGAAGGTGTTGCCTGTGTCATCAACATTGAGGTTGGTGCTGAGGGCGGGGGCGTAGTCAAGAACGCCTGCCATCGATAGAGCCGAGGCAACATCCGAGGAGCAGACAATGAAGTTGCCCTTTCCACGGCGGGTTTCCTTGGCGATCATGTTGCACTCACGCTCAATCTGGAAGAGCAGACCCTTGAACTTCTCAACCGACCAACGACCGTTGGAATCGACATTGAGATCGAACACGCCTGCTGTCTGTGTGGTGCCTGTCTTTGCGCCCAACTTGGCGTTAGCATAGATCACACGGACAACTTCACGGTTGATTTCAGCAAGGATTTCGCTCGACAGAATGTTGGCAAGTTCAGTCTCTGCATCAAGACCGTGGATTGCCTTGAGATCCTGTGCGAGTTCCATGGTGTATTCTGCCTTGAGGGCACGGGTCTTTGCTTCGACCGTGGTCTTCTCAATGCTGAATGCCATCTGTGCGAATGGATTGCTTGCGCTATCGCCCAATCCTTCGCCAAGAAGCGTGGACATTGCGGTGCCGTTGGTGATACCAACGCCGAAAGGATCAACGCCTGGAGTGTTGCTGAAGTCGCCACCGGTGAAGCCGCTGACAGAAGAACCTGTTCCACCCGAATAGGTAGTGTCGGCTTCCTGATAGAGTGCTTCTGGGCCACCCTGAGTCTGATAACGGCTACGCATTGCAAAGATAAGTCCGGTTGGACCGCTCATTGGCTGAACGCCGCAGATATCATAAGCAATCAGGTTTGGCATTGCACGACGAACGAGCGAAATGAGGATTGGATCCCACTTTGCAACGCCGCCGTTGTCGGGCATGGTTCCTGCAAAGTTGGTGGGAGCCGCTTCCTTGAGATACTGCTCCTGGTTCTCCAAGAGCATGGTTGTTACCGTCTTGCGGTAGTTGTCCTTGATTGCCGGTAGATCGGGGTGTTCAAGGATTGGTTGCCACTTCTTTTGAAGTGCTTCAGAAATTGTGAGTTCCATTTATGGATTCTCCTTGGTGTTGTTGTGATTAAAAAGTAACTTTGATATTTAGTTTTTTGACTAATTACCTTTTGGTGATCCGGCGAAGCGTGTCTGCATAGACTCTCATCGATTCGCTTAGATTCTCGACTTGACCACCAATGGGTGTCTCATCGATGCTCTCTTCGGCAGTCGCTGCGGTCTCTTCTGTGAGAACGGGCTTCTTGCCTGTAAAGTAGGATTCCTTGATGATCTCCAACTTATTACGGACATCATTCTCTTCGCCTTCAAGGGTGACACCCTCGGCTAGAGTGCGGAAACGCTCTTTCTGTGTAACTGTGAGGTCGGTAGCCATTTCGTCAAGAATCTGCTCACGCCGATATGACTTGACTTCTTCCACCAACTTGACATTCTTCATGATCTCCTCGTCAAGACGAGCCTTGAGTTCATCGGCAGTCTCTGCCATCTTGTCGGCAAGATCGACCTTTGCTTCAGGAACCATAATGTCGTGTTCAACAAACAGATTGCGAAGACCTTCCATGAACTCTTCGGCAACTTCTGTGCGGATGCCCTTCTCAATTGATAGACGGTTCTCCTCAACCCACTCCTCAACGACATACGAGAGATAGGAATCAAGTTGCTCGGTCAGAGCCTTCTTGTTCTCTTCGATCTCCTCATTGAGTCTGTTGTTGTACTGCTCCTCAAGTTCTGTCTTGATTTGCTCTACACGCTCATTGATTGCAGCCTCAAAGATTGTCGAAGCCTTGGTTTTGAAGTCTTCGCTGATGTCTTCGCCGTCAAACATGGCTGTCATGTGTACATCCATGTCCTCACGCATTGCCTTCTTAGACTTGACGCTAGCAGCCAACTTTGACTTCGAATCGCCACCAGCCAAGCCAGTTTCTACTGGACCGGGGATAACTGCCCCCTTGCCTGTGCCGTCCTTGTAAAGTCCTGCATACTTGCCAGAGCCTGCGCCGGTCTTGGAAGCGTTGGCAGTCTGCTCTTCAGCGACTTCCTCTTCTTCCTCTTCTTCCTCAGCCATGCCCTTCTTCGAAGCAACATTCTTTGCTTGCTTCTGCTGTGCGCCTTTGTTAGCCTCTTCGAGGGAATCGGTTTCCTCTTCGGTGACCTCTTCCTCATCGAGGATGACTTCTTCGATTTCCTCGTTCTGGTAATCCATGAGTGTTCTCCTTGGTATTGGTTATTTATACGGGGTTAGTTTTTTGGGTTCACAAACGATTGATGAATTTCTGGAATGCCTTTACCATTTGTTCTTCCAACTTTCTGGAAGAAGCCTTGCGAATGCTTTCTTTGATCTCATCAATCTCTCTTGCTACGAGCAGTCCATTCTCATAGACCCACTCCCGACCCTCCATTACGCCACGCACGAATGCATCGGGGGCGGAAGGATCGGCAACAATATCAGCGGCTGTTGAAAGACGGAAATCGTCTTTTACATAGTTTGCGCCATTCTTTTCTTCAAGAGAACCGACACCACGGGAGGAAACGCCCAACTTGGCACCCTCGTCCATCAGGTTCTTTACGATCTTTCCATATGGCGTATCCATGATTTTGGCTTTGCCATAGAAGTTCTTGCCATCAGGAGCCAATTCCATGATCATATGAGACACACGCTCAAGATTGATGGTTGGTCCTTCGGGGTGCCCCAACTCACCGAATGCTCTCTTTTGCTGTACAAATTCTTTGCGATACTGCTCTACCTTATCCTTGAGCATCTTGAACTCATATACACGACCATTTCGATTCTTGATATCGCCCTGTAGGAAGGTGCCTTCAATGAAATATTGCTTTTGACCGTTCTTGTCTTCAGTCAAAATTTCAATTTCTTCGTTGACTTCGCAAATGAGTTTCATCGACTGCTCCTTTAGATCGTGAATTCCAAAATAATGGTCCCCGAAACGGGTCTTGTTTCTGCATTATTTAGAGTTACTGAGATTTGCCCATAATTTGTTTCTGCACGGTTACTGTGTGAAAATCGCTCTAGAAAAAACTCATCAACATCATTGCCTACAAAAATTCCGATATCTGATGCATCCATTTTAAACGGTGTTTGATCTGCGCCCCATCTAACACACCACCCGCTGTCAATTAAACCACCACCAACTCCAGTTGACCAAACAGAATAAAGTTTGATATCTTTTTCTTGAATGCCGCTCAGGTCATAATCAGCAAACGCAGAAGATGTCAATCCAATTGTTGTGCCTTCGTAATTTTCTGCTTCAACATCCTGTGCCACGATTTTCGTGACATAGCGTTTGTTTGTTTTAACAAGATCCTGTTTAAAAAGAGGCATTAGAGTACAAATTCAAGAATGATAGTTCCAGTAACCGTTGTTGGCGTAATAGTCATTTGTCCATTTGGTGTTGTTGCATTATTCGGAATCGTAAATCTCTCAAAATAGAAATCTAGGTTTCCTGCTTGTCCAGAATCGAAAGCAGTTGCTCCTGCCGACCCACCCCATGTAAGGTAGTATCGATTGTTACAAGACGATTTAATCGATGCAAGTTTAGCAGTATTGTTAGTAATCCCTGCGGTCATCAATGCAAACTCACCCGATGTTGCACCGTTTGCAAAAGCATTTCCCGTAATTCCAAATGTAATTGCACTATTGTGTGCGCCGAGTTGAAATTTCTTTACAAGTCTGCGCTGTGTAGTCACAATGTTTTGTTCTGTATATGCCATTACTGCTCTCCTCTTTCGTTTGCTCTTGCGAAGTTAACGGTTTTTTCGTATGCACTCTTGTTTTCGCAAGCAAGAACAAGGAAAGTGATTTGATTTTCTTCATTGAGCATATCATGAATACTTGCAAGTGCCCGTGCATGAATCGGACTAACCGTTTGAATCTTCCCGTCCATGCAATAAAATTCTGAAACTTCCCCAGTAGAAATACTCTGCGTGATTGCCGCTAGAAGGCGATTTGCGGCTGCACGACATGCAAAACCCTCTTTTAATTCTGCAAGAATATTTTTTGCAAATGCAATTGCGAGTGTATTGTCTGAAGAAACCACCACCGATGAATTCTCAACAATGACATTTGCCTTGCCATCAAGTATGGCAAGACTTTCTGCAAATTGATTTGCAGCAATGTCTGTCTTGAATTTTACGGTAAGTTTCTTCATTTCATCCCTTCCAGTTTGCCTTTACATAATCGAAGAACTTCTTCTTTTTGCCATCGTCCATCTTAGCGGGAGAAGAAGCACCAAACTTCTTGAGTGCCTTATCAAAGAAAGCACGGTATGCCTTCTGCTTGGGGCTTAGTTCTTCTTCAGCCATTGCGTATTTTTCATTTTTCATTTCAACTGCGCTTTCCAAAGACTCTTTCGGAGAACCCATCAAAGTCTTCTTCTTTTCCCGCAGTTGTTTGTACTTTTCAACAACCTTCATTGCTTCGGTATAAGTGTAATCAACCGGCTCTGGAATATAGGCACCGTTGCCCGAACCATCATCGTAAAGACCATTGAACTTATTTTCCTTCATCGATTTCATGCGTTGTTCACGCAACTTACGAGCCGTTTCAAGACGAGTAACGGTTTCCCTATAAACACGGGTACGACCATCGATATCTACCTTTTCGTTCAAGTTATCTTCCGACATTTTGGGTTCCTCACTTAGCGGGGGGTTTCTTTGCTTGTGGTTTCTTCTCAATCGGCTTTCCGGTCTCAAGTTCTTTTCTCTTGAGATCGGCATCAGCGACTTCATTTGGTTTACCAGCGTCAACCGGCGCAGCAACTTGGGCAACACCAGCAGCCTTGTCTTTCTTGATTTGGGCGGTCATATTCGCAGCGAGTTGGGGATCTTTCTTCACATCCTTCACCATGCTATCGATGTATTCTTTAGTTGCTTTCATTGCAACCTTTGGTCCTGCAAAAAATTCCCAACGCCGTCCGTTGATGTAAACACGAACAGGTTTACCAAAACCAGTTCCCAACTGCTTAATGATTACTTCCTGATTTTTGTATTTTTCTGAAGAATGATAAAACTCTTTTTCGAAGTTTGGGTCAAGCGAGATATCGTCTTTTGCAGCCCCTGCTGTTGTGGGAACGATTCTCAAATCACCAGCCTTTGTTGGTGATGTGACCGGTGGTGCTGATGGTGCCCCAGGTAGATTTTCAGGAAGAGCAACTGGAGTTTCTTCTTCCTTCTTGTCCTGAACACCGGTAACAATTTGACCAGAAAGAGCCTTTTTTAGTTCTTCGATCTTGTCGTAAATACGAGAAGCCAACTCTTTTTGAATGAGACTCTTGAACTTCGGAGCCTCCTTCTTGATGAGAGTTTCGATAACGGATTTGAGAAGTTTGTCGGTATCGGTTTCCATTTATCCCCTTTACACAAGACCAAACTGTGTAGTATCGGGTTCGATCTTTCCCGCATTACGCTCACGCTCAATTTCCTTATCCATCTGCTTGATCTCGGCTTCACTAAAGCCAAGCACATTCTTTCGCACCCATTCATGAGAATAGTACTTACCTATGTATGGTTTAATATTACTCAATTCATCAACTTGCTGCCGCCGGAGTTCAGCGTTCTTGAGTTCTGTGAATAGATTGTCTTTAAGGAAGTCAAAATAAATTGCTTCCTTCATTTCTGCCCATTCCTCTGCCGTGATTACTTTCTTTAGAATCAACTGCTTCTTCAAAATGTCATAGAAGAATTCACAGAACTTAGTTCTGAGCCGGTGGATATACTTCGTGAATCGAACTTCATCACGGGTGATCTCTGTGGAACGCCCAAGCATGAACTGCTTGTCCTGCTCCAAACGGCTTACAGGCACCGAAAGGGCACGATACAGTTTCTTTTGGAAGTACACGACATCTGTCAGTTCTCCAAGATTCTGACCGCCCTGTAAGGTGGTGATTTCAGTACCACGGCTACCTTCACGGCGAGGCAACCAATAGTCCTCAAGCATCGACATGAACTTGCGATCATCACGAATTTCTCCTGTTGCCGCATCGTAAACAAGACGATTGCGGTATCGGTTCATGAGATCCTTGACATATTGTTCTGCCTTGGTCTTCGGCAAGTTACCGACATCGATGTAGAAGATACGGCGTTCTGGCGCACGGCTGATGCGATAGATGACGATGGCATCTTCCAACATTCGCAGTTGATTTAGAGGCTTTATAGCCTTATGCAGATATCCAACAGTTCTTTTATATCTACTATCCATTAAACCGGACGAGCAAAATGCAATTGCATCCTCGCTGATCTTGATACCTGTGGGATTTCCACCAGCACGGGGATTGTCTTTGTTGTACAGATAGAAATCTCTGTATCCCGTAATAATTTTTGTACCGTTCTTGAGTGTTTCTTTCGTATACTCACGAATTTTCTGAATGTTCATTGGATCCACATAACGCATTTCTAGGATGCCTTTCTGTGGATTTTCTTCGTCAATTATCAAGTGAAAGAATATCTTACCATCGACATACCAACGGCGAAAAACTTCAGAACCCCTTGTTTCAAATTGCATGACACGAAGAAGATTTCTGAATTCTTCGTGAATGCGTTCCTTTACATTATCGCTTGCCTTAAGTCGATCAAGCACAATTTTCACAGGTGATTTCTTTTCACCCATTACAATACCTTCATTGATGATGTCATCGATTGCGACTTCAACAATAGGGTCTTGTGCCATCTCACGGTACTTCATGGTCAGTTCGAAATCGTTTCGAACAGTACCGTCAAGATCAACATATTGACCATAAAAACCGCCAGCCTCAACAGGAATTGCCCCGTCATCGAATGTCGGTACGACAAACGACTTCAGGGACTTTTCCTGCTTCTTTTCTTTTTTAGAGCGATCTAGACGAAATCCGAAGAGTTCCATTATGTAAATACCTCATGACCTTTCAAATTAGGTTGTTACCCCTTCGACTTCGAAGTATTGATATGCAATCGTTACATCAAAGGTTGAAGGTTCTGATTGTGCGCCCATGTCCATCGTTGTTTCCGAAATGGTGGTGGGCCAGCAACCAACCATCTTATAACGAGCAATTGGATTGCCTTCACGGGTGAGTGGGGTAATCGTCCAGTCTGTCATGAAGTTGCTCATGGCATTCGCACCGACATTGCTGCGGTTTGTATTCATGAGATTCATCCATGCCTCGAAAGACTTGCGTAGTCCGTATGTACCATCGTTATAGCAAGAAATAGACCAATCAGCGAAGGTACGATCTCCAGGGTACTTAAAAGCACGACCCATGTAGAACGCATTGTTTGTATTCAAAGTGGATGATGGAATCTTTGAAGCCTTGCAAAGGAACGAAACCTGTGCTGATGGGCTTTGACCGCCCACCGCAGCGGCTAGAGCATTGATTGCTCCAGATACCGCTCCACCGAACAAGGCTCCTGCCACGGCTGCTGCTCCATTGATGGAGGCTGTACTATTGCCGGGGAAGTTGCCTTGCACAAGGAACAGGTTGTTTCTTGCAAGACCATTGATTAGGTTGGCACGGAATGCATCGATGCTGAACTGTGACATTTAGGACTCCTTATGGGTATTTAGTGTGGTTTCCTGCATCACGAATCAGGCACCGACCTCGCTGAAGTTTACGCCTGTACGAGTGGCGACGAAATTCAACTGGATGAAGTTGATGCTGCGATTCGGCTTGATGTAGATATCAGCAACGAACCGATTGCCATCGATTACTTCAGGCGTGTTGTTTCTCTCGTCACATACAACCTTGAAGTCAATGAGACCTCTACGAGCCTGTACATCACGGAGGAAGGGTTCGACAAGCGAACGGAACTGCGACCGTGTAAAGGCATCGTTGAACTCAAAGAGGCTGTACTTGGCGGCGGTGGCAATTGCCTTCTCAAGCACGATGAACAGACGGCGCACATTGATGCGGTCGAATGCCGATGGCTTGGCTTGGGCAGTCTTATCACCGTAGAGTACGGTTCCCTCTCCCGTGAAGGTGGCGACAGGATTGATGTTGTTCTTGTACAGAGTGTCCCGTGCTGCTTGTCTTGGTTGGAATGCCAACTTAATGACACCACGAACCTGACCACGGTTCAATCCGGCGGGGCTGTACCAAGGATCAAAGTTCAAATCGGTACGGGCACACAGACCGGCAATATCTCCGTTCAGGGGAACCCAACGGTTCTTGTCGTTGTAGATATCGTACTGATACTTGTATCCGCTGTCAATAAAGACATAGGAAGAAGAACCGATTGCATTACGATAATCTACAGCACGATCCAATTTGACCTGATCGGTTTCATTTGGATCCTTGTTGGGCACCGACAGGAATGCAACACAGTCCTTACGCTTATCAGCAATATCTTTCAAATGCTTGCCTACAAGTAGTGAACCATCAGTTCCTGCATCATATGCGCCGGTCCAGCAATATTCGGGACCGCCAATGATTAGATTGACATCTACTGTTTCCGAATCGTCAAATAGGTAGTAACCACTCGCTGTCGTGGAGGATCCGTTACCAATGGCTACCTGAACATAAGTTGGGTTGACTCCAGCAACTCCCGTCACTCCAGAGTTTCCTGAATTCAACTGCCAGACACCAACACCAAACGATGTTGTATTTCCTGTGATTGAAGACGAAGCCGTGAGAGATACTGCATCTGCATACCATTGATCAGCAGTAGAGCCGCCCCACACCCCAGTTCCACCGCTAAACAGGTCAGCAAAACTTGTGAGACTGTTCTTTTCAACGGCGGCAATGTACTTCGAAGTTCGGTTGATTATATCGACATAATACTTGCTTGTTCCGTCTGGTCCCAATACTCCCGGGAAAACCGAAACGCCTTCGAATTTTTCCAACACATTTCCCTTAACACCCGACATCTTCCCATATCGATCAACGACCACAATGTGGAATTCATCTGCTGAACCACCACGCTCGGTTACATAGGTCGATGTGTTTGGCTTTTGATCAAATTGATCTGCATATTGCCAATCTTCCCAGTCACCACCATAAGTGGTCAATCCACTAGTACCAGATGCAGCCTTGGAGCCACAAATCTGAACTTCTAGAGTATTTCCAAGAACTCCAGGATATTTTGCTACGAAAGAACCGAGGCTATTAACTTCAAGAGATTCGTAATTGTCGCCTTTGATATAGGCATCAGATGCACTTGTTCCAGTAAAACCCTTTGCGTTTGCATTAACCATCCCGTCCAGTTCGCCACGAACAACTTGAAGGTTGTTTCCGTAACCAAGGAAGTTAGCGGCACAGAACCACCACTCGGCGTTTGTATCGTCTGGTGTTCCAAACAATTGAACTAGGTTGTTTTCGCTATCGACTAGGATGCGCTGATTGACTGGACCCCAATTGAAGAGTCCTACGAATCCTGCATTTGTTGTGGCAACAGCAGGGACAATCGTTGTCAAGTCCTTTTCTGTTACATTCACGCCGGGGGAAAGTTGGAATGCCATCTCGGTCTCCTTGGATTAATTAGATAGACGGGGGTATTTATTCGTTTGTCCATTTCAGCCATACTCAAAGAATTTCATTGGCATCATCAAGCCACGATCTATCCCGCCTAGATTGTTTAGGTTTGCTGATATCTTCGTTTGAAAGAAGTCTGGCTGCTTCCTCCATATCGTCTTCGCCACCGTCAAAGAATCCGAATGGAGTTAAATCTTCTTCCAATTTTTTCAACTTTTCTTCGAATATCCAGATTTACCAAATCCTTGAAATAGTCCTGTGTCGTTAGCCATCCAAACATAACCAAGCAAGCCATTAAATCATCGTGATAACCCTCAGTTGCTTCATAAGAACCCTTTTTGGCAATGTAGGTGCTAATTTCGGAAATAATGTCAAAATCATTTACTATCAATTTGTCGGTTTCGATCATTTCTTTAATTACAGAGCAACCCGCTTTTTTGACCTGACTGCTCATCTTAATTCCGCTGTAGGTTCTACCGCCGCCAAATCCCTCTCCTACTCTTTGCCCTTTTTTACCTTTTATAGAGATACTAATGACATTTTCGTACTCAAGTTCGTCCCTGAGAATGTCTGCCACCTGTTGACCTGTGTCGTTGATCTCAACCAAAATGTAAGATTCGTTATACTTACTGCAAATGGATTTGATAACATTTGGAAAAACTGGAATTGGTATTGTATTGTTTCTATATTTGGCAACTACTTTGTATGGCATCGATGTCGCATCAACCACGACCATTGCATTGTAGTCCTGCCCGATTGCACGACTTGAATCGACCAAAGCGGCATAAATGTGTCCTTTGATGGGATGCTCGTAAACAGACAATCCATCTTCATTTTCAATAATTGGTGTCTGAAATACCAAAGAAGCAATTTTTGATGCTTTGATCAAAGTTTCTTGAGATCCCAAGAACTCGCACTCATATTCGGATAGCAATTGACGCTCCGAAGTGTTCTTGATCGTGGTCTCCTTGAATTTATCATCACGACCAGGAACTTGCCACCAATGCGCCTCTACTGGAACAAACTCAGACTTTTTGTTCTTGGCATTCTGCCACATCTTGTAGAACAGATTCAATCCATTTGGTGTGCTGACGATGACTGTCTTAGATGTCTTTCCTGAAGTAATTGTTGGATATACCGATGTGAAGAACTCTTCGGCAATCTGCTCAGGAACGAATGCAAACTCATCCAACATCAGGAAGTTGTAAGAAGAACCACGGACGGCACTAGAAGATGTGGAAGAGCAGATAACCTTAGACCCGTTTTCCAAGGTGATGCTTGTCTTATTCCATTCCACAATTCCCTGCTGCAACCACTTAGGCAGATTCTCATAGGCGACCTTGAACCTGTCCATGATTTCGGTCGCTGTTTTTAGTTTGTTTGCGAGAATAGCAGATTTGTAATTTGGATTGAACAATACCAAATGAAGGATGCAAGCCACCAATGTCGCTGTCTTTCCACTCTGACGGGGTATCTTGCAAATCGTAAATCGATTGTCAAATACTGAACGAGCAATTTCTCTCTGAAAGTCATACAACCTAAAGGGCATCAAACCTTCGTCAATCGTCACAACCTTGATGTATGTCTCAATGAAATAAATCGGGTCTTCGGAGCATTTGATGTACTCCTCTAACTGTTCTTTTGTGAATTCTTGTTTTACATATGCACCCTTGAGCAACGGATTGCCCAAGTATGTTTCATGATCATTGTTCATCTATAATTTCGCCTCTATCAATAGCCTTGCGTTGCTCCCGAATCATTTTTTGCAAATCTGCTGTGCTGCCGACATATATTGAATTGTTAGTTACATTTGTTGTCTTGCCCTTTTCTTCTTTCTTAATGTCCTTCATGCGGCGGTGCAAGTCCATCAATTTATTATTTGCTTCTAAAGAAGACTGAATCAACTGTGCGACAACTTCATATGCACGGGGCTGTTGGCTATCTTGCGCCAACTCTATGATGCCCTCAATCGCCTCTTGCGATTTTTCAATGATGCATTTTAGGTTCTTTCGAACCTCGGTATAATCTTTGTCCGCATCTTGCGCCGAATAGTCCTGACTCGGTTTGTCTTCCACGGGAACGATTTCTTTTGTTGTTTCCGTGGGCGGATCAATCCCAAGAGACTTTGCAATATTCATATCAACTTCACTCATTTTTTACCTCATTTACCAAGCGTTCGGCGGATACTCACGAATAACAACATTCGCATGAGTTGCGCCTGTAAATCCTGCCGTCAAGGATGGCGAATAACTTCCTGCCGTAATTCCGTCCGCTGCTGTAACACCAATGTCTGCATACTTCTTGATGCTGTTAGTCGGTTTACCGTAATCGTCAGTATCAAAGATGTTGATATCTGTTTGAGTAATGACGGGCTGATTCTTTACTGGTCCATAGAGATACAGTTTTGCGATGAACTGTATGGATGCAGTATTGATTTTTCTTGTGGAATAGTCACCATAAGACCCATCATCCCCCTCAGTCATTGTCAACGATGAAACAACTATTGGAATGTCAACATCTGTGTCAATTCCATCAATTGCTTTAATCGTAAAGACATACTCCGGAGTGAAATAAGGAAGAATCTGCTCTATGATTTGAAGGCAATCTTCAGTCCCTTTTGTCATGATGCCAACATTCATTGTCATGTTGTAAGGAACTCTCTCAAACCTTCTCTTCAATATTCCACGATCAGCAGAGTTATATGCAACAGTCTGCTGAATACTGTTCAGTTTTCTTGACGAGTCATATTGCATAGAACTAATTTCAAAAGACATTCTTGGCAAATAAGTCTCAAGTCTTACTTTTTGCTGATCGAAATCTGTTCCTATGCGCTCCAAGCGGCGGATGAATTTTTGTTGTGGACCATATGCAAGCGGAACCTTGATTCTTTCAAGTTCATTGCCACTTGCATCATTTCGATGTAAATAGATGTTGTTGAAAAGCGATGCAAATCCAACAACAACCTTTCGAATCGTGCCATGGTAGAAGTGTTCAAGCATTTATCATGGATCTCCGAAAGGATTGCTCTCATCGAAATTGAAAATCGAGTCTGCCTCGGTTTCAATTTCCTCATTTTTTGCTTCGTCTAGTATGCCCATGCTATCGGTCTTGGAAGAAATTGGGGCATAGAGATTTACTCCTGCCTTGGCGATGTAGGCGGTTCCTCCCGCTGCCGTTTCTTCGATCCAAGTACCAACAACATTGGATAGAGATATTGTGTTTGGATTGCCGTAAGAGTCATATGCGTAGACCACCGCCCTTGCAGATGCCCCCGCAGTTGACCCCGTAACCGATCCATTCGAGTATTGATAAACGCTGTCGCCTTTTGCAAAAGATCCTGTTCCATAGGTGGCTCCTATAGTGAGATTGACTTTGAAACCAGTTTCATCATTAACGGCATCAAGTTCTTCCACGCCCGTATTGAACTCCTCTTCGGAGTACTGGAACAATTCGCATGTCAATTGATATGAGTAGAGTTTGCCCAACGAATAAAATGGATTCTCATGCTCAACAAACTTGACCTCAAAGAGTCCTTTGCTCAACGGAAGATA